TGGGATTGATTGTTCATGATGGGGAGCAATTTAATTACACAAACGAAATTATTCAACCCGGTTCTATTATTACCATTGAACCCGGTCTTTATTTTAAACCGGAAATATCATTTCCATTGCCGAATGAGTATATTCAAATAGGTGGAGTTCGTATTGAAGATATGTATTATGTAGAAGATAATGGCAAGCTATTATTATTAAGTAATTTTTAATGTTCACAATTCGATTATTGAAATTATTAGATATAATTGGATTATTTATAATATGTCGGTATTTAAATTATAAATTAGTTGGGACATTTGTCAATATGCAGTACAGTAAATAACTATTTATAATGAGATAATACCAACCGATGATATGTTAATTCAACTATTCATTCGTCCTCCATGTGTATATAAAGTATATGAGTTTATTAACCCTTACAGCGTTTTGAGGACTCCTGTAGTCATCCTATTATTTCTTAAATCAGCTGTAAAGGTTAAGCAATTTTTCACAGATATAATATTTGAGCAACTATCAAATAATTTTACTGAATATTCAAAACAAATAATAAAACCATCTAATATTATTTTATCAAAATACCACATAATATAGAGAACGCTTGTGATATTCATTCGAGAAAAAGTGAATGATTGTAGCGATCTTCGACATGAGAACTCAATAACTGAATTTGAAATAATTGTTAATAAATTATTAAAAGATATCGACGAAATAATCACAACGGAAGAAAACCCATCATTTCTAATTGTTAGTTTTTATTGGAAATAATAAAATAAGAAATTACTCAAAATATACAAATAATTATGAAGCATGTTTGATATATTTATGGATTTCAGTTATAGAAATAAATAATAATAAAATGTCGATATAGAATTTTATAAAAATGCAGCAAATAATATTCCAAATATAACGACGAATATACATAGGGTGTAAAGTGTTTAATATAATATAAAAATTTGAATTGTTTTATATCGTTGAAAATATACGTATACCTAAATAACTTTCTACCTAAATGGCATTTCAATGGGATGATACTTCCTATGATGAAACCAAATATTGGGAAAGAGAACGAACGAACCATTGTATGCAATCACTTATAAAAAAAATAGGTGCGAAATCAATAAAACATATGGAGGGTTCCGGACCAGAATATAAGTTCAATGTATCCGAAAAATATGTCGTCGAATTAGACGCTGCACACAAAATTAAATATGTTCTCAATGAAGATGGGTCCAGTCCGTGTCAATCGACATTGGATGAAATTCGTGAAATCAAGTGTGAAATTGCCGACATCAAATTCATTCTCGATACACACGACAATACGGCAAAAGTGCTGAAACATACCATAACAAGTTTGCGTGGCATAACAAACGCCGCACACGTTCAAGGGACACTTGATCCAAAATTTCCGGATTCGATTGTGTCATTTTCAACAGAATGTATTGATAACTGCCAATTGGTCATAACTAAAATCATTGAACTCACCACAACACTGGGTATAAAAACAAACGAACTTGAAAAAAAAACAATAGAATTACAAAAAAGATACATCGAAGTTCTAGCATTATCGTAATAATATAATAACATAAAATCATGTCCTATTTTTTATTGTTAATGATATCTATACTATTATTTTCTGGTTAGAAGATATATTCGTATCTTTTATATGCCACAAGTATGCCCTATCGGTTTTTTATGTTTTGATAGTAATACCGTCGCTTTATTATTTGGAATAGTATTAATAACTTTTGCATATATAACAATCCATAATAAAAAACAATTACACGAAATGACAGAAAAAAAAGCCGAAGTCTTAACAACGATTCATAATCAAACAAAAATCCTTGAAAAAGAAACACTACCAATACTATCAACACCATCAACACCATCAACAAATGTATATATTATGCCAAGCCCAACGAATGAATCAGTGTTGGTTAATAAAGACTATGAACGTTTAATCAATCCTCTTCTTGCCCCGGAACGAAGTTATGATGGCGTATATAGAGTTCCAATTAACATACCCACACGTGGATATGATACAAACTATCAACAAGTTGGGACATTACAACTAAATGATAAAATTTTACCATTATATGGAAAACCACGATGGACAGGCGCACATCGATGGAATTATTATACAAATACGGATGGATATAATACAATCAAATTACCTGTATTTAATTCACAGAATCGAAATTGTTTAGATGATAATGGTTGTGATGAGTTGTATGATGGTGATAATGCCATTATTCCACAATACGGTAAGGATAAAACATTCAGTGTGTCAGTATATCAACTTGATAAACCACGATATATTCCATTTATGCGTTAAATATTATACCATACCATAAAATAAACATCAACTATTTATTTTATGTTATTTATAGCCCCGGCAGGGGACGATCCTGCGTCTTGACGGTGTAAACGTCATGTACTAACCGTTATACTACGGGGCCATTGATTTGATTTGGTGTTATGTATAATTATCATTACATATGTGGTAAGGGTCGAATTGCAATTTTTTCATTTGTAGTCATATTAATTTTAGGTTGGTGGGGTTGAATTGTATTCGATGTATTACAACCAAATTGTAATGTTTTTGAAAATACAAGACATTTCATACACGTATTTACTATATAATATAATCATATTTTTATATAGTAATAATTAAGTCAATTTCTTAACTGGTTGACTCGTCATCTACTTCGGTGGTTGCCGAAGCCTTTGCGGAAAATGATATATCTATATTCGGTAATAAATTTTTAAAAGCATTACTACTATCAGGTCCCTTTTCATACAATGCATACACTTTCTTAGCATTAATTGCACTATTATAATATTTAACAGATGCCATATCCCCTTTAAACCCATCATTTAGAGTTAGCCATAATGGACCATCATTCAATACTGGCACATTTCGTAAAGTGCAGCTTCGTGCTAATTTGCCATTTAAATAAACGTCTAAACTACGATTCCATAATACTATAGCAATATGATTCCATCGTTGGAGTGGTAAATCGACTATATCACATGGCTGTAAGCTATCAAGTTCGAATTCGTCATAATTTAATGGATTCATATCTTTTACTTTTACATATGTATTTATGTCTTCTTTTGTTTCAATATCACCTTTAGATCCAACTGTTTTATCACCTAAATTTGCCACATTTGAGAAAAATGTGCATTGATTTGCGATTTTATCTAACGAAAATGTATTACAATCTTTATTCGCAGTGCATTCGCGCTTACAATCCGCTTCACGGACATCATATAAATTTGTACCATTCGATAGTTTTTTATTAAGGGTGTTCATTGCATCCGGTCGAGAGTTAGTTGCCACTTTGTAAATATTAGCACTTTCAGGTGTATCTACCCGAATAATAAGTTGATTTTTTGTAGGATGTAAAAATACACCTGGATTACATACTTTTATATTCTGTGGTCCTTTATGAAGAATGTGTTTGACTTTACCATAACGGTAATTCCAATTATCAATATTAAGCCAAAAACTATAACTATATTCCATACCATATGTGCTCATTGGTAATTTCGCAGGTAGAATCATATATGGTTTTGTAGTATCCCTGTAGAAATTATTTAAATTTGGTTTGGGGAAAAAAATTGGTTCATTTCGTTTTTTTAATTGATACATTTTATTCACTTTATAGAGGATTAATACAAATAACACAACTGCTGCAATGATTGCTGAAATTTTTATGATAGGATTATTAATTAATTCTGACAGACTATCCATTATATTTTTATAATATATTATTTTTCAAATTATAATTTGAAATTAATTCGATATATCTGTATTAAATTTACATGTTATAAATACCATTCCACATATAAGATTGACAATATGTGTTAAATAATATCTGTATCAATATTATATCATTTATGGTTAGTTTAGAATTTAAAAATATTATGATAATGTTATTTTGCGTTATTATATTAGGAGTTATCATTATAAATTCTGTTTTTAAAAATATACAAGAACATATGTCGGATATACAGAAACCTCCTGAATTAAACGCACAAAATCAGTACATTCCATTACAACAACGTAATAAACAGAGCGATATTATACCTACGCCACCATTAATGCCTATTCCACATCGATTTACATCATATGATGACTATGTTAAATTTCAGCAAATATTACGAGATAAAAATATGGACACACCATCAGAACCACCTGAAGAAGGAGCAAATGTTGTTCAAGATATCAATTGGCGTATTCATCGATGGTCATTATGGGATTATATTCCAGATATACAAAATGCGGATACGTATTGGTGTCGTTCACAACAATATGATGGTGCCGAACGATGTATTCCTTTATCCAAAAAACGCTATTGTCGTCAGGGTTATCTATATAATGACGCATCGAAATGTTTATCTGCAATACAACGGAAATCTAAAAAAATAAATAATGACCCTTAATTATACTTATTTTCAATTACATATTTAATTTATTTATATTTGTATTAAAATATAAATAAATTTTAAAGTATATAATGAATACCTCGCCAGCTAGATTAAAAATGGATACAACTAAGAAAGACCATTTTAATAATTTAATATACGATAGTGGAATCTCAATAGATACAATTCAACATTATATCAACCAAATTATATCATCGCAGAAATTTTACATTATAAGTGCTAAAAAATATTGTTCGTGTGTATGGTTTAATACCCCATTGGCGGACTATAATAGTTTATATCCAATAGTTAAATGTTTATCGAACACAATGACTATTGAATATTTACCTGATACATGTTCATTATCAGGTGTTATGTCGTGTGCGTGGTTAGTAGGAACACTTATCGAGCCAGTCTATATGAAACATCCAAAAATACTGGATACGATAGTTGTTATACCTGAAGTTACATCAACAATACAACGTAATATATACCATACATCAACTGAAAGTAATGAAATATAACTATTTTCGTGTAATAATTTTCCATAATAATAAAATAATAACCAATATCATTATGCCTATTATTACTTGATACGTAGTATTTGGTACGTTTACTATACCCGTTGATATGGTTGCCTCTTGCTTACTATTATTTTTACATTCATAGTTATGATATATATTCTGTGATCGTGAATGCCCATATGCTTGTGTATAAATTGTAATAACTTCATCATATGTAAATTCTTTTTTTCCAATTTCTCTATTGGTTAGATTGTGAATATTGATAAGCCATTCTACTAATTTACTTCGATTGATTAATGCGGGTTCGATTGGAATTTGCTCCATATGTTTTCGATAATTTATTTGACATTTATTACATGGTAATACGGAACCTACATTATAAAAAAAACTACGATATTTATCACGATCCGTATTTGTGGGATTTTCTGGGTATCCCATTGTAATAGAATGTAAAAAAAACCAGCCATGTTTTCCCCATACTTGTGGTTCCATACGTTTGGTAGTAATTATATTGTTAATATAGAAAAAAAGATATAGATTGAACGAATGACTATCAACCAACTACAATTAACGAACTTGTATGGGAATAGAATGTATTTGTTTTTTATCCGTTGGGCACGTAACTTTATTACTTTGATATTTATAGCAATTATTTAAATCATCTTTATATATAGCTGTATCTGTATTATTAGGGGTTGGATACTGATATAAAATTGTTGGACGGGGCCCGAAAATATACGCAAGGAAGAACCCTATAGCCAATGATATCATAAATGCTAATGGATCAAGTTTATTGAAGAAATTCATTATTATATTTTTTTTAGAGAAAATAGTTTTACAACTGATAAATATCTTATTCCTATTATATATTATATAACATCAATGAGTTCTAAAGTAGTCAATGAAAAGATAGAAAAGAATGTTGAAAAGATAAAGGGGTCAATTTATGCTGCAAATCAAGCGTTTGATTCAGCAAAAGAATGGACGGCAAATGCGTGGACTGAAATGACAACCTTTTGGAAAATATTATTTATGATTCTTGGTGTTTTATCGTTATACATCATTTATAAAATGATTAAAAAAGAAATACGTCGACGTAAATTGAATCCATTATATTTTAAGCGTGGAAAACCCGCAAAAGAAGAACATTCCATACCGGATAATAAAATTGTGAACAATGAAGATAAAACGGAATACACATATCATTTGTTCGTATATATTTCGAATTGGGATTATCGGTTAATCGAACCTAAGACCATTTTACGCAAATCGAATATTGGTACAGCTGCTACTGGAAATAATTTCTGTCCTCATATATGGTTATCTCCTGTTATCAATGATTTAGAAGTATGTATCAGTAGTTTAGATGGAAAAGATTATAAAACCAAAGTTGAAGATTTTCCAATTAAACGTTGGACACATATTGGATTAATCGTGCGCGAAATGCAATATGAAGTATATCTCAATGGATTGTTAGCAAAAACAATTCCAATGGCACAAGCGAGTAAAATAAATAAAGCGGATGTTTTAATTTGTCCAGATGGTGGATTTAGTGGTTTTTTTTCAAAAGTTGGATATCACGCACGCGCAATAACCGCCAAAGAAATGTATGAATACTCGCGTATGCCTATGATAGATTGGTCCATTTTTGGGCAAAAATTAGAAAATCTATTCATTTGTTTGACGAAACATGAACCTACCAATGAACAATCCGTCGATAGTATTCCATCTACGTCATTTGGTTCATTTGCTGCGATTGATGGTTCAATTGATAATCTAAAACAGTTAGGCAGCAGTATATATGACCGTATGAAAGAACGTATGAATCGCAGTAGCGCAAGTAATAGTAATGCCGATAATAATGGAACAAGTAAAATAAGTTGCCCTCTTATTAGTGAAGCACCATTATGTCCTGTTGGAACACTCGCTTGTAATTCAAATCCAAGTTATTGTTATTATCCTGATACAAAGATGATGTATAGCACATATTTAAATCCTGATACGGATTTCTGTCCATCAAGTAATATAGGCAAAGAACGCGGAATACAACCGGTTTCTGTCAGAGGTATCAATTTATGGCCACGTAGAAACGGTAAAGATGTAGAACAATGTGTCAATATGCAGGGGTAATATATGGATGATTGTATATTTCTGTATAATAATGATATGGTTTAATATAATAAATAATAAAATTTAGCTATTATTTATTATATTTAACTATTATATATTTATTTATATTATATGGAACAACTAACTCGGTTTTTTGAAAATCCGGCAACTATAGGTGTTGCGTCATTTATCCTTGCGATATATGGGCCACGTTTATCACCAAAATTACCCGATTTTATTCGACGTGCTTTTAATAATGGTGTGTTTCGATTCATTATATTGATACTCATATTGATGTCCGGTTCAGGTAATTTTAAAACCAATTTACGTGTAACTATGATACTCGCGATTATATTTGTTATATTGATGAGTGTTGTTATGAAACAAAATGTTCAAGAAGACTTTACGTCACAAGTTGATGAATATTACGCAAATTACAATTTGTATGCTGTCCAAGAAGGATTTAAATCAAATATGGCTGACGACGAATTAGACGAATTAGACGAATTAGATAATCTTGATTTTAATTCATCAACATCTAACAATAGACGTAGAACGAATAAAAATAAATTAAAAAAGAAAAAGAAGATGGTTAATATTAATGTCAAATGTGATACTTCTTCTATGGGAAATATGACAAATAAACAACAACAACAACACCAACAATTATTACAACACCAGGAACAGCAATTACAACTTCAGAAACAACAAAATGAAGAATTACGAAAATTACGTCAGGATTTTGAACAACAATCACAAAAACAACAACCACAACACCAACAACAATTTAATGGATATCCTCAACACCAACAACCACAACACCAACAACCACAACACCAACAACCACAACACCAACAACAATTTAATGGATATCACCAACAACCACAACACCAACAACCACAACACCAACAACCACAACAACAACAACAACAACAACAA